GCCTGAGTTATGAATCCAGTATAACCAAGTGGAATAGTAGTCATTGATAAAGTAGAAATATTATCACCTACAGCAATTTGAGCCTGTAAAACGGCTCCCGCTGATGCGGTTATCGTCCCAACGGCTGTGACATTTGGATCGGTTGCGTTCGGTTTGGATGCGATTACCTCAAAAACACGTAAATATGAATTAACTGTGTTTACTGGGGTAATACCGTTTAGGGCAACGGTTTCAGAGATGGGAATGTAATTACCGTCCAAACCTCTGACAATTACATACTCTATCCCTGCCCCGCCTACCGTGTCGCTGGCACTGGTAGAAACAATCGTCAATATAGAGGCTGCGCTTAAATATTGAAGTCTTCCACCTGGCCCCCATACGTCTTCAAGTGTTGTTGTGTCTACCTCGGGGTTAGATCCTAGTACGCTATATGAGTAAACCTTGTTAGATAGACTTGAAGTAATGGCGGCTTTTGCTAAATGTCCGTCTAACGATCCATAGTTCCTGATATTACGATCCATTGCCTATCACCTGAAATTCAACCGCTCGGGTTGTCTTTCGTCCTGTGTTGGTTGTTATGTCAAAAGTGACAAATTGAAGGCTTCCTGTGACTGTGTTGCCACTTATAGCCTCTACTCTATAGTCAATGTTGTTTCCATTGATAACGTCATTAGTTACGGTCAAACCGTTTGTAGCTTCCTTAGTGAAAGACTGGATAGTTTCCCCGGACAGATAAGCCTCGAATGGTTCGGTAAAGTCCTCGATATTCCCTACAGCAAGTGTGTGGCTCGAGCAGGAGTTATCAGGTAGTACGGCGTGAGGGTAAAAACGTCTCCACCATGAGTATCTTAATGAGTTTGCATTCCCTACAGGCTGTCTGCTTGGGTATGGAACCTGGTTTAACCTTTGTCTTGCGCTGTGTCCTGATGCGTTAGAAAGCGACTGACTAGCTTGAAATACTAAAGTTGTGGTGGGTTCTTTGTTAAAATCAGGTACCACACGTACTGCAAGATTAGTCTGCATCATGTGATCAAACTGCCGACTTACTCCGGTTTCTGAATTGGCGTCTGGTACTTCTTCGAAATTGTAATTAAGACAGATATTTCTTGAATAAAGCTCGGCCATCATAGTTTCAAGACGTTCTAATGCAAGTTCTACGTCTTCTGGCCCTGGCTGTATCGTTAGACCAGATATGCGCACTTGGCTGTATGCGCCTTTGACCACCTCTATTTTTGTAGACATTTATTCGGCCTTTTTTGAGGCTTTCTTTTTACTTGTCTTTTTCGGTGTTTCGTCATAAAGGCCGTCTAATTCTGTACTCCAGCCCTCTTTTAACATGGGTTCCAGTTCGTTTGCATCAAACAGACCCATCTCACACTTAACACCTTTAACCGTGTGTTTAATTCCTGGTTTATATAGGACGATAGACATATTAACTTCCTTAAAAAAGAACCCCGCCGAAGCGGGGCGTTAGTTTAAAGCGTAGTGAATACGCCGTTAGCAGATGGGTTTTTGTTAGTTAACCCGTACCATGTGAAGATCCTGAAACGTACATTTAATGTGGCGATGTTGCCATCGTAAATCATGTACATATTGAGGCCGTTCTTTAAGGTGTGTGGAATAACGCGCATACCATCGAACTGACTTAACAGCTCCATAGGAACGTCACCACCTGTCACTTCAACAGAAGACTTATCAAAGAAGATATTAGTCTTTGCTGATGCTGTGGTGTTGACACGGTTCATTGTTGCGCCTGATCCGATCTGCGTGTCGATGTTTGCATAAGCTTTCTCTAATGTAGAAAGAGCGGCATCATCGGCGGCGATTGGTTTAGGCCATACAGTAACAGAGGTTCCGTTAGGAATCGTCATAATAGTGAACGTCATTGCTTGGCCAGATGGGTTTTTGTCGGCAAGTCCTAAAGACTGAACCGCCGCGCCACCATTTGCGAAGGTAACGCGATCCCCTACTGCGTAGCCTGCTGATGCAGTTACCGCAATAGCTCCAGAGGTACGATAATCAACGTTTGTGACCACTAACGAAGTAGGGTCAACCGATCCGCCTTCTGGCTTTTCACTTACTGCCGCTGTAGTGGTAGTTGCTGGATCAGCGCCACCGGCAAGGTTAGGCAAGAAAGAACCCGTAAACACATCAAACTCGGCGATATTCTGACCGATTTGACCTGTTGACCAAGTATCCTCAGGGCGTCCCTGTAACGTCTGACGGGCTGCCAGGTCTTTGCCGTATTTAAGGGTATCACGGTCATTTAAAACCGTATAACGCATATCGGCCATTGTTTGACGCTCGTTCATAATGGCTTGAGCTTCTGCAATTGCATCATATCCACTGGTAGCGTTGGTCTGAAAAAACATTGAACCAGTATTAGCGATTAATGCGGCAATACCTTTGTTTAACTCTGTTGCCTGACGTTTGCCGGACTGTTCGCCGCGTCGTTCCCAGAATGTACGGTCGCGCATATTATCAATGCGCTGTTCAACAAAGTCGTTTTTGGGAGTGCCAAGAATCGCGGGGTAGGTTTCTTCGATGATTCCGGTTTCTTGTCCGGTCAAATCAAAGCCTTCGATGATTGGCGCGTGTTGTTGGACTGGACGCCATACGACGTTGCCAGCATTTTGTGATGTTCCGCTGTCCGGTTTGAAAAAGTCAACCATATCAAGCATTTGCATTTGATGCTCGTATGTTTCAATCACCTTTTCAAAATAGACTTCTGCGATCTTACCTGTACTTAAAGCCATGATGAGCCCCTATTATTACCAGTTAGAAGTATCGGCTCCTGAGTTTTTCGCTTGCAATTTGAGATTGAAGGCATCAGAGAATTTACCGTTTTTATGGGCCGCATCGTATTTCTTCTTCAATGCGCTTGAACTCTCTGTCAGCTTTGCGTCACCTTTTAATTGCGTGCTTGGCTCTGGGGCCGTCGTTTTACGCTTTTTAGGTGCAATCAAGTCTTTTTTAAGTTCCCCTAGGTATATGCCTGCAGCTATTCCGCTGGTATCGTCTTGCAGTAAAGCTTTAAACTTTGCGCGACGTTCTGCGTTAACTCCAAGGCTGTAAAATACCTTTTCTGAACCATCCCCGAGCTTTGATATAAATGCATCTGTTACCACATCACCGGAGCCAGGAAAAATGGTGTCTACCATCTGTCTCACCTGATAATCGGCGTTTTGATAAGCTTCGGCACTAATACCCGTTTTCTCGGATAACTTAACTGCTGCCTCGTAGTGCTTCTCAACGGCTTGCTCAGTCTGTTGCTTAACTTGCTGCTGTTTTTCGCTTAACTCTTCATTGGCTCGCTTCGCGTCCCGTTCTGCGTTGGCTTTTTTAACCTTGTAATCCGTTAAGGCTTCTAAATACGCCTCATCAGGATCGTCAGACTCGTAAAAGTCCTCGCGTTTTGGTCTGTTTAGCTCGCCTGGCTGAGTCTTCGGTTTTTCCAGCTCGGCAATTCGTGCTTTTAACTGTTCATTCTCGTCGTTTTTCCGTTCCAGTTTCGCTCGGATTTTGGCTTTAGCCTTTCCGATATCGCTATCTGTAAACTTCTTTTCAGCACCGTCTGATGTATGGCCATCAGGTTTCATCCAGTCTTCAGTTTCAGATTCTTCGGTTTCTTCCTCGGTAGGTTCCGCAACCCCGTCGGCTTCTTCCGTTTCCTCGTCTACCGCGTCAACTTCCTCTTCCGTTTCAACCTCTTGCGGTATTGGTTGATCTTCCGTTTCCGTTTCTGCGTTTTCCGCTTTCAGTTCTTCCAGCGTTAGCATTGCGCTTTCAGTTTTAGCCATAATTTTCACTCGTTTGGTAACGATAAAGCCCTATATGCCTTATAGGTAAGGTCGCTTTTGCCTGTGTGCTCAGTACTTATATTATGTACTATCGTTTGAAAGTTGTTGTTTTAAGTCATATACTTATACCTGACTTCCCCTACAGGTACGCGCATATGGAACAACTAAAGAAGCCTAAGAAATTCACAGCATTCAATTTCAAACTACAGCCAGCCATCGTCTACAGGACGGCTGATTTAGAAGGGGTTGTCGAGATAGAACATTCACATTACCCACATAAGCAGATATTTTTAGTATCAAAGAATAGAGAAACCAATGAATAAGCCAACAATAGAAGAGATTGAAACACACATAGAAAAAACCGGAAAAGCAATCAAGCAATTCCGGGAGCTCTCAAAGGAATACGGCCATAAAGCCGAAGAGTTAGCGAGAAGTAGAAAACAATTAAAACGACAATTAAAGACCGCTATTCGACTGACTTAGTGTCAACCGTGATTGCTGGATCTGGCGTTGTTGTTCCAGCTACATTCACCATTAATTCTGCATCACGTCCTACGCCCTCAAGGAATGGCGTACCCGCGCCCGTGAAGGTTATTGGTGAGCCTGCCAAATCTGTTAGAGCTTGAAACGAACCAGAAGCGCCACGAATACCGACGGTTAAAGTCGTCCCCGCAAATGTACCGCTGATATATACAGTAGTAGACTTGGCTTTATTGCTCTTAATCAGCGTGTAATCGCCGTCTCCTGTGATTGTAATCATTGTGCTACCTCGTATCTTTGGTTAATTTGCGCTCTAAATGAGGCAGTTTTAGTCAAGTTATCAATCTTTTTACCCATCGCATCAGCCCGTTTGTAGTCGATTTCTGCCCCGGCTTTCTCGGCGTTCACCTGGGCATTTGCTCTGTCTGTCTGTGCTTTGTAGGCGTTTATCTGGGTGTTCGCATTATCATTCTGTGCTTTCGCTGCAGCCGTCTGAGCGTCTAGCTGTACCTTCATCTGGTCGGCTTTTGCTTTTTCCATTTCGGCCATTGCTAACAGTGTGGCGGCATCAGGCTTTTGATTCTGCTGTGACTGCATAAGGAGTTGCTCTTCCTCTGGCGTTTCTGGTTTTTTATGTCCGCTTATGATTAATTCTTTACGCGCATTTTCCCGGATATCGTCCATTGCTATTCCGTCCATTAAGGTTAACTGCTGTAATCTCAATGATTTACTCATAGCCGGATCGGTTGCGGCTAGTTCGTTTGCCATCTCACCCAATTGCTCTCGGGTTTCCTCTTTCTTGGTTGAGTAACTGGGGCCGATTTCTGCAAATACATCAAAGGCGGAATTAGTCAGGTCGTTTAAAACTACCATTTCGCCCGAGTCCTTGTCTAAAGTAGCTTCCATCACCTCGACAGTCTTGCGCGTACCATCAGGGAGCGTGATATTAACCTTTCTAGGAGCGTCATATACTACAGAAGCCATAGACGCATAAATGACCGCATCCCTTCGTTTAGCGTGCTTCCTGTGGTCTTGGTAGAGCATCGTTTCCTGATCCATCATCGAATTAAGCTCTCGTAGTGCCTTACCGCTCAAATCAATGTCGGCTATATCTTTAGGCATACCGGGAGACAGAACATCGTTAAAAGCGTTCCTGGTTTCTCCAATGGACATAATCAGAGAATCCGGGACTTTCTGTTCCGGCAGTTCTCCAGGTGGTCCAGGTGGTAACGGTTCACCGTTTGCAGTGGTGCGATTCATCAGAAGATATGGGTAGTTATTATCCGCCCCTGATGTTTCATACATATATTCGTATCCTTGAACCTGTTCAGGATAGAATATTGGTTTGTTACGTGGAGACCGAGAGACAATATCAGCCAAATAGGAAAGCTGGAAATCTCTCAATCTCTGAGGGTCTTTGGCTATTCTGGTTATGCCTTCGTAGTGCTCCTCGTCTTCGATGTACGCACGCTCTCCATAAATCGGTACGACTGGGATTTCTTCACCTGCAATCACTTGAGAGTCGAGGATGCGTTCGCCTGATGCGATGTAAAGCGTAACTTGATAGCGTTCGATTACTTTATCACTAACAATCCTGTAACCGTCTTCAAGAAGGTCATCCATAATATCATCTAGATCGGATTCTCTGAGGATAATCGGCTGACCGAGCGGGTCTTCAAAGGTTAAAACTTTGTCTTTTACCTTCTCCCGGTGGTGGAATCGGGTCACATAGATGACGGCGCTTTGACCACCTAACCACGGGAATGTGTAGGATATTTGCGGCGTATTAAACGATCCGGCATCTATTCCGGTTATCTCTTCCCCGGTTAACTCAAATACCAGTGATTTATACCCATCTTCTGAGTAAGGGACTAGTTCTGATACATAATCGGCGTCTGATTTGTCTAATAGCTTGGCGTTTGGGTCCCAGAATAATTTATTATTAGCCTCGTAAATAGGTTTACGTCTAATCACCTGGTTATCATCACCAGCCCGATTTGTTTCGTATTTCGTACACAGTTCCCACGCACCCACGCCACAAACAACAGCCTCCTGTTCGGCGTTCTGGTACGATTCCACTGATTCATTTCGTCTATCATCTGCCCTGTACAGCCCATCAAGGAAGTCTGCGCCGTCGCTTCTCTCTTCGTCTACTGGCTCGAAGTCTACCTGTGTTGGGTTGGCGTTAAGCATCTGTTTGATTCTTCGGCCTGCCTTTTTGAGCATGTCGAATTCGCCACGATAGGCTAGTTGTGATTCGTCAAGGCTTGTCGCATCCCAGTGTGTCACATGGTAAAAAACAAGATCGTCTGATGCCCGTTCTCTTGTGACCTTATTGTTTGTATATGCTTTGTCATGTAGTCTTTTTAGTTCGTCAAGTTCAAGCATTATCTAAGCCCCATAGGTTTAATCGGTCTTGGTCGAACGACTTTTGTTTGTGTTTGTGGCATATATCTCATACTCATCATGACAGGATCGACCAGATTCGGGCTAACTATCTGAAATTTAGTCTTCATTTCTGGCTTAGGGTATAGCTGAAGATACCCGTTACCATTGGGTTTTACAGGTAATCTACATATTTGTGATTTTAATTTACTTAATAGCTTAATATCTGAGCTGAAACTAATCAATGTGGCAGGGTCTTGATACCGCTCATCAGGGAACATTACCGCTCGATAGGTTCTGTATATTCTGTCTCGCAACTCCCAGTAATACTGATTCTTTTTGTTTTTAAACACGTCTTTTATTTTCTTCTGGTCAATTGTGCTTGAGTCTACCGGGGAATTATAAGCGGCTTCTGGGCTGTCTGGTGATTCTGAACCCTTAAACATGACCTTAATGGTGTGTTTTCCGGCAAAGTCTTTGTTTATTTGCTCGTTAAGCCCTACCCCCATTCCGTCACAATCCCATGTGTAATAGTCCGCGCCTTGTTGTATGGCTCGACCTACTGACCAATGACCGCCCTCGTTTACGTCGCCATCAAGCTTTTCGGTTACATCAAGGAATACTGATCCATATCTAAATGCATGGCCTTTTGTATCAAATCCCGTATCAGAGGGGTCGTGCGAGGCTATCTTCGCGCCTTGTGGTGAAAAACCTAGTTTTATATGGGCATCGATACAGGCTTCGAACCATTCGCCAAGGATTAGCGCATCCTCCACTGAGTCGTTAAATTCTCCGCCCCACTGGTGATCATTAAATGCGTCAGATCGGTGTTCTATATCCCATTGCCTCTCGTCCTCAAGTCCTGAATCATCAAACCACGGATTATCCTGGTAATTCATTTTGACTATCAGGTGTAAATCGTCCTCATAGAATCCGTCGCGGTCTATGACTTCTTTGTATGGGTTAATAAATCGCTTACTGAATGGGTCTTCTGAGCTTCCAGGGTTGGCGATAAATACCACCTGGGCGCTTTTTTTCTCAATCTCCTGCCCCATCTGCTCAATAATGTCATCATCAATAAACTTTGATGGAAGCCCGTTTTTAGGTTTGTTTCGTGCTGTAGGGGTTAAGGTGGTTAATGATTTCTCACTGATAAATTGTGCTTCTTCGACTACGTACCGCTTGAATCCATGTGCTGACTTAACAGAGTCTACGTTCCTCGATAGCCCGGTGAATTCGAATGCAGGTTTATCTTTGTATTCAATAGATTGATTGAGGACATTAAAATCCTTGAACTTAAACCGGCTTATCTCTTCCTCAATTAGACTGTGGACAGAGTTTTTAATCGATGATTGGTACTCACGAAGGAAATATGTTTTTGTTTGGTTGTCTTTGGTGTCAATCACGCAGATATCAGCTACCCCAACAGACTTAGCACTACCTCGTCCACCAATGACCACAATAAAGCGTTTGTTTGATTTAAGGACTTTTTCCAGCTTGAGAGGTAGATATACATCAATATCCTCCTGGGTCTCTACCCATTCACTTTTTTCGTTTGTGATTGCTTTGATTAGACCCTTTTCAGGACAAACTATACCTACAACAGTATTACGATCAGACTTACGTTTTTCGAGTTCTCGTTTCAGTTCGACTCTTCTGCGTAATGTGGCTAGGCTGGCTGACATTTAGTCGCGCTCTATCAGCTTATGTTCTGTTACTTCTTTATATTCAGCGTCATAGCATTGACCTTGATCGCCGTAGAACTTTTCACGTTCCGCTTTTAGTCTTTGCTGGTGTTGTTCTTCTTCCATTGCGCGTCTGTTACCTTCACGCATACAAGCATCAAGGATTACTTCATCTAATGATGGAAAAAATATCATTCTTCTAACTCCCGTTTTAGTGCTTCCTCTTCTTCTTTTATTTCTTCGGTTGTCATTGTGCTGACGTCTCGGAAGCTAACCAGGCCTGAGTGCTTATTGTTCTGGTCTATTTTGTCATGCAATCCGTGTTTTCCTAACACCAGTTTAGCAATATTAGAATTGAATTGATTGTTAAGTCCTTTATTTATTAGTACATTTTTTTGTGTGGCGTTAATTTTCTCTAATATGTCTCTAAATTCTTCCTTGTCTTCTTCGTTTGCCCACCTGTACGCTGTGGCGCGGTCTATATCGATAGTAAGCACTAACCCCTCGACACTAGGAATCATGTCTCCTTTGTCCTCGTAGGTTTTAAGGTAGTCCCGGGCGTTGTCTAGTAATTCTTTGGTGTATTTTGTAGGTCTACCGGCTGGCATTATTTAACTACCCCTTTAGTAATAGTTTTAGTAAGGCTTACCGCTGGCGATCTGGTCATGCTATCACCTGACGAGGGTACGTAATTTGTCGTAGTAAAGATAGTATACGCCTCTACTGGGCTGGTGTCGTTTGGTGTTGCTGTTAATCTTAGCGTCATTTTGCTTTCTGCGTCTGGCGTAAAGGTTGGGTTTGTTATTGTTGCATTGCTGAATGTTCCCGTACCACCTCCGACAACTTCCCATAATAGGGTGGGTGATGGGTCGTCTCCAGGTGTTACTGTGCCGGTTAACTGTGTGTCTACCAGTATATCACCTGTATATGGTCCACCTGCGCTCACCGTAGGAGGGACAACGGCTATAGAGTTAAATACTGCGGTGTCTGTTACAGGCAAAGTATCTATAGTCGATACAGTTAAAAGTAGCGTGTAAGTACCTGCTGAATCTGGGGTAAAGGTACTTGAAAGGCTCGTAGCATCGCTAAAAGTGCCAGCTCCTCCACTTTGTATGGTCCATAAGTAGGTGGGGGCAGGATCGGAACCAGCAACA